TTTATTTAATGCTTTGTAAGTATAAGCTCTCTTGATCCCTGGTCCGTGTTCCGCGAGTGCTTGTTCATGAGGTAATGCTTTATGAATCCCGAATTGATTGGGCTCCCATAAATGGAAACGACACAGACGTCCTAAAAGAGTTCTTACTTTGCCAGAATTTTCTGCACGACGTGTCACATTTTCCATCAATTGTTTTACGAATGGAACTTTATTATGATATTTTTTAAACAGTTCTTCAGCTTTATCTTTAGACACACCAAGTTCTGCTTGTAATTTATTTTTTCCCATACCATAGAACAAACCTAGATTTATAGTCTTCGCCTGAGTTCTTGGAATCTCTGCCATGTCTGCTACGATATCATGAAAATCAGCATCACCCGCACGATATGCTTCTAATACCTCGTCTACTCCATATAGATTCTGTAAAGTTGCATAATGCACTACCAGCCTAGGCTCTTGTTGAGAATAGTCAAAACAACCCCATGTATGGCCTTCCTCGGGTATGAATAATGACCTAATAGCGGGTCCGAGCTCCTTGTTCCGTGCTGGAATTTGCTGTAAATTTGGGTTTGAATAACTAAACCTTCCAGTTACTGTCCCGCCATTGTCTCCTCTGAGTTGGTTAATTTCTGCGTGGATTCTTCCCTTGTGAGAGTGTTTAATTATGGTATCAATGAAAGTGGTATGGGCCTTGTTTATTTCACGAGCCCGGGCTATATGTTTCACTAGTGGGTGTGGGTGATTCACTAAAAAATTTTTAGTAAAGGAAGGTGCAGATGTTTTCTCAGTGGTGTCGTAGTCTAAGTTCAGCTTATCAAAAACTTGTGCAATCGATCTTGCTGCCCATATTTGGGTATCTATTCCTGTTTCTTTTTTTACTTGTTGTAATGATTTTTTTTCTTGTGCAATTAATTTGGTTTTCAATTTATGCGCTGCTTCCACATCAACGCGAACGCCTTTAAATTTCATATCAACTAGACAAGGAAACAGTTCTGTTTCCATATCCATAATTGAGTTTATGTCTTGATGATCTATTTCTTTTTTAAGTTCTTGCCAAAGTTCTAAAGTAATAGTGGCATCTTGTTCTGCGTAGGTGCCAACATACATTGCTGGAAGAATATACATTTCTGCTTTTGCATCTACTCCCCAACTCTTAGCAGCTTCATATAATTGTGTTTCATTCTTTCCTTTTCCAGTGTATCTTTTAGCACAGTTGTTTAAGTCATAGCGCATTTGATTTTCATCAACAAGGGCCGATGCTATCATCGTGTCTACTATTTTACCGCTGATACTTAAACCTAACGCGCGTATCCAACAAACGTCGTACATGGCGTTGTGAAATATTTTTATGGCTGGTGTATTTAATACGCCTTGAAACCATTTAAGAACTTTAGCTCTATCCATATTACCACCCCCTTCATGAGCGATAGGATAATAACCACACCAGTTTTTAACAGCTACAGCTATTCCTACAACTTCTCCCACCCCTACAATAGAGCCAGAGCCTCTCCTCACATTTAAATGAGGGTCTTTAGTCTCCAAGTCTATTGAAATTTCATCATATTTAGATAGATCGGGAAATTCTTCCGGTGGTAGCCATTCTGTTTGTGGTTTGAAAAGTGGTTGTTGTATCATTGATTTTTCCATTCGTTATAACCGTTGGCCCATTCGGCGGACTTCCGTTCTTTCATTTGTCTTTTTGATTCTTTGTAAGATTCTTCTAAATCTTTTTTTTCTTTCTCAGCTTCTTCTAAGAAATCTTTTTTTTCTGGATAATCTCTATCGATTGCCATTTGACAGTAGTGAATTGCTTTTTCCAAATCTTGCTTTTGTCCTTTCTGTTTGTGCCTGCACAAATATTTTATAGCGTTGCCTTCTGCGAAAGGCAAATTGTTTTTATTTATAAACTCTGCTGGCTGAATTTCCATTGAAGAGTAGTGAGATCCTCCGACTTGTTTTTTATATACTCCACTCATATTAGAAATGCTTTCTCTGCACGTTTAGGTTCTATAATGTGTAAATTTTCTTTTGTACGTGTTGCACCCACATAAAATAATCTATTTTCATCATCTGGATTTTTGTGGTAGTTTTCTAAAGTAATTTTAGTAAGATCAGTAAGGAGCACTACATTCTGACATTCTCCTCCTTTAGCTGCATGAATAGTTGAGAGTTCTATTCTTGGTTTTTTATTTAACTGTTCCCCATTAGCTCTCATTTTTCTTAAATAGTCTATTCGTCTACTGCCGGCATCATCAAAAGCTTCAAACCAAACTTTTTTAGTTTTCAATCCGAAGTCTTTAGTTAATTGATCTATTCCATAAAAGGATCCTTTAGTCATCCCTTGCATTAACTTTTTATCTTTATGTTCAGGAGACATATAACCAGAAATTTTTTCTACTTGTTTATAAGTTAAAAGTTGTCCTTGTCTTAAATGTTCCCAATCGGTAGCTGCTTCTTGAATATCTTTTTCATAACTACGTTTATGTTTGGTTTCATAGTATAAACCTTTACGATGGAGAACATCTTCTATTTCTTTTAACATGTATTTAGTTCGAGCTAACACTAACCATTCTCCTGATGACATATCCACTCCGTCAACATCAAAATGCCTCTGTAGACTCCCTTCGCTGGTTTTAGGATCCCATGTTTTATCTATTCTATGTTTAATTCTATTTATAATTCCCATTGCAAGTTGATGCACTTTCATAGGTATCCTGTGTGATTGTATTAACGGAAGATTTATCATTTGATCTTGTAGAGCTATAAAAGAATCTACATCTGCCCCAGCCCATTTAAAAATAGCCTGATCATCATCCCCTGCAATAAAAGAATCCTCTGTCTTGTTCCAAATAGAGCGTGCCATATCCCATTGCATTAAGGATAAATCTTGGGCTTCATCAATAAATACTACATCAAATTTTGGTGATTTATCTGATTTTGTAAAATCTAAAATCATGTCATTAAAATCAATTAAGTTATATTCTTTTTTATATCTTTGTAGTTCGTCAGAAATAATATGTAATTTATTTAACTCCAAGTCTTGGGTATGTTCTTGTTTGTTATACTGTTGTTCTAATGTAATATTTCTTACTTTAGCCAAATTAATAATTTGTAAATATTCACTATCGGAAGTAAAGATACCATGATCCTGTTGATGTTCTGCATAAGAAACTGGAAATCCAAGTTTTTCTCCAAGATCTTTATAGTGTCTTGATTGCATCACCTGGTCTTTTTTAAGTCCTAATTTTCTAAATGCTAATGAGTGTAGAGTTCTAAAGTATGGAAGATCATCTTCAGTTAAATTAAATTTTTTTATTGCTTCGTCTCTCGCATGATAGGCAGCTTTTTGCGTGAAAGCAAAATAGCCTATTTTATCGGGATCAGTTTCTTTTAAATAATGATCTACTTTTTTTAAAAGTGTGGTGGTTTTACCTGTACCTGGTGGTCCTAATACTATTGTTTTCATAGCATGGCCCTAGTAAGAAAATAATAAGTTATACAAACAACAGTTAAAAATAATACATCTTCATATGGTCTCATTAAAATACATCCTTCGGTTTTAATTCTTTTTGAACATAATCATCTTTTCTTTTATCAAATTGTTTGACAGAAAATACTGATATTCTATTTTTACCAACCCTAGTGTCTTCACAGTTGCAGAATTCTTTTAGCATCTGAGCCGTACGTTGATAATTAATATCCCATCGTTGTCTAATTAAAAAGTGAGTATAAAACTTGCTAAATATAAAATGATGAAACCCTTCATTATTCCATACACCTCCATTTTTAAGATCGGTAATAGCTGTCCCAATGTGTCTGTTTAAACAAAATTCTTCTAGATGATTTCTTAATTGGTCTGCTGTTGTTACACCTTCTGGTGCTTCCACAGGTTCGTGGTTCTTCATCAGTGGATTTATTATCATGTCCCAGTCTTTAGGCTTCACTGTTGGTGGTTTAAAATCTAATTGTTCCATACATGCTTCTTGAAATAAACTTTGCTGTTTAAGATATTTAACATTCTCCAGGTGTAAACGTTCACCATCAACATTAAGATAATAGTAAGGTTTTTCTAATTTAATTTTTTGTAAGTCTGTTAATGCCGGAAACACTATCTCATCACCAATACCAAACTTTCTTTCTCTACATAATTTTTTATCACATAAATTACACATTGGAACATCATTGCATTTATAGCCCCAATCTTTTTTATCATGTTGTCGTTTAATAATATCAACTTCTGATTCACTTAATGGTGTAGTTGAAGCATCAA